GTTCTTGGATTAGTAGCCGTAGTCACCACAGAGAACACCTTAAACAGCATCGCATGATTGAACTAGGTAACGATGTACCCAAGCAACATAAGCCTGTTGAAGTAAGCCGTAAAGACCAAGAAACCCGTAAACGCAAGATTGCCGAGCTTGCTTACGCCAAACTAAACTATCGTTAAGGAGTAATCATGGCAGACCGCAGAGAGATGTTGGAAGCAGCGTTAGAGGATGTACTTGAGCCACAAGATGAGGGTAAACCCCTAGAGGAAGAACATGAGGAAGTGCAAGAGGAAGTTTCTCAAGACGAACTTGCTCGCAATGAGAAGGGACAGTTTGTCGCTAAAGATGAAGCGGTGGCAGAGGAAGAAGTCGCTGAGGTTGTTGCAGAAGATGAGGTTGAACCCGAACAGCCCGAAGAACAGCTTGAGATTGGCGATATACCAAAGCCTACGACTTGGAAGAAAGACCTTTTACCTCTATGGGATAAGATAGCCAAAGGCGAAACATTAACTAAAGAAGAAAGTAAGAAACATCTTGAATACCTTAACCAAAGAGAGAACGAGTTTAAAAAAGGCGTTAGCGTATATAAAGCGGAAGCGGAACGAGCAAAGGCTCTTGAGGAAGCAATTACCCCGTTTGTCCCCGAACTCCAAGCACAAGGAATCCACCCTGCCGCATGGATAAACAACTTAGGTCGGGCACACATGATTCTGACCAAAGCACCCCATGAACAAAAAGTGCAGATGTTTCATAGACTTGCACAAGATTATGGAGTAAACTTAAATCAAATTAACGAACCGCAACAACCAGTTGACGCATATACTCAACAGTTAATGCAACAACTTAATCAAGTTAATCAAGAGGTTAGCACGATTAAAGGGCGGTTTGAGCAAGAAGAACAAGCTCGATTGAATAATGAGATTGAGCGAGTACGAAGTGACAGAGAGCGGTTTCCGCACTTTGATATGGTTAGGGAAGAAATGGCTCAACTACTTGAGCTAGGTAAGGCCCAAGACCTTGAAACGGCTTATGCAAAAGCTGTGCGTATGAACGATGAAGCCTTTAGGTTGGAACAGGAAAAACTCCTGAGCAACGCTACAAAGCAAGCATCTAAGGCACAACAAGTAGCACGAGCCAAAGCAACGGCTGTTAGCCCAAAATCCGTTACTCCTAACGGAACACAAGCGAAAGTCGAAGCAAAGGACAGGCGTTCTTTACTTGCAGCCCAAATGGCTGAAGCAGAGAGCGGTAGGCTTTAATTAACTTAAAAAGGAAATATCATGGCATTTGCTAACTCAGCAATCACCGATATTATCGCTACCACCATTCAAAGTCGTAGCGGTGAATTGGCTGATAACTTAACGCAGAACAATGCGATTCTGCAAAGACTTAACTCTAAGGGCAATGTACGCCCATTTTCGGGTGGTAATGTGATTTTGGAAGAAATCATGTACAACGACCCTAACACCAACAACGCTAATTCGTATAGCGGTTACGAAGTATTGAACATTGCTCCTGACAGCCCAATCTCGGCTGCTCAGTTCAAAATTGCTCAGTACGCTGCTGCTGTAACAATGAGCGGTCTAGAAATGCTCCAAAACTCAAGCAAAGAAGCAATCATTGACCTGTTAGATGGTCGTATGCAAGTTTCTGAAGCTCGCCTTTTGAACCGCATTTCAGGCGATTTGTATGGCGATGGTACTGGTAATGGTGGCAAGAATATTGACGGCTTGGCTGCTGCCGTTGCTACTTCCCCTGCTACTGGCACTTATGGCGGTATCAATCGTGCTAACTGGACTTTCTGGCGTAACCAAGTAACTACTGGTTTGCTCTCTACCAACACCCTTGCAAAGATGACAGAAGCTGCCATCAAGCAGGTTCGTGGTACAGACAAAGCTGACCTGTACATTGCTGGTAACACCGCATATCAGTATTTCGTAGGTGCATTGCAAGCAATTCAGCGTATTACTACCGAAGAAAGTGGTGCAGCAGGTTTTGCATCCCTCAAGTTCTACGGCGGTGGTACATCTGCTGATGTGGTACTCGGTGGTGGTATTGGTCAACAAGAGAATGACAACTATATGTATCTCTTGAACACCAACTACATTTTCTTCCGTCCACACAAAGAGCGTAATTTCGTACCTATCGGTGGTGAGCGTCAAGCCATCAACCAAGATGCGATTGTTAAACTCTATGGTTGGGCAGGTAACTTAACCACCAGCAACGCCCAGTTGCAGGGTATTTTGACCACCTAATTAAGTAAAGGAAATAATCATGGCTTACTCAACACTCCCCATTGCAGGGGTTGATTTAAACAGCGTCACACCTGACAGCTTTCAGTACACTAACGGCACTACCGCTATTGACATTCCTCAGTTTGGCCCATTAGGGACTCAGACTTTTGGTAATGACGGCAAGCGTTATGTGTTTGCTAAAGCTGGTGCTGCGATTGGTGCATCTACCGCAACTTGCTCTATCAATGCTTCTACATTTATTGCTTCCGCTTCTGGTGGCACATATTTGTCAGCAGAATCGATGGCAAGCGGTGACTTTGGTTGGTTTGCTGCTACTAGCGTCTAATCAAAAATTGTAGTAAAAACAAGGGGCTATCTCGTAATGGGGTAGCTCCTTTTTCTTTTTTTAACCGCAGTATCCTAACCACTTGGGAGTTTTAAAATGGCAATAGATAGCGATATGCAAGACGCAGATTCTCGTTTGGCAGTTAAGTTTTATAAGCGAGCAGTCAAACTAGAGCATGAATCAAACGAAGCAGGCAGACCAATATTTAAAGATTACGACTTTGTACGCATTATGGTCGCTGGTGACAGCCTTACAGAGATTGACACCTACGCACAAAATAGCCACAAACAGCGTTTTCCACGCCAATGGCTTCAATATCAGGCTACACAAGACACCAGTAGCGAAATGATTGGAACGCCTGTAGAGGAATGGACTTTAATTAGCCAATCCCAAGCCCAAGAACTACGGGGCATCAAGTTTATGACAGTCGAATCCATCGCTAACGCATCAGACTTACAGCTTCAACGCATTGGCATGATTGCTGGTATGTCACCCCACGCCTTTAGGGATAAGGCTAGAACCTTTCTAAACCTTGCCGAAGAAACCGCAGAAGCCACAAAACGAACTGAAGAAATTAATCAGTTAAAGCAAGAACTTGCCAAAAAAGACGAGGAAACTGCTAAAATCAAGGCTGAAACTGATGCGAAGCTCGCCTTAATGCAAGAACAAATGGCGGCTATACTTGCGGCAGTTGGTGAAAAGAAACCCCGCAAAAAGAAAAGCGTAGAGGAAGCCTAAACTATGTCATCAACGATGCTCCAACTCGTGCAACAGACCACTAGCGAGTTAAACCTTGCTATTCCTACCTATGTTGCGGGTAATACCAATCAAGATGTACAACAAGTTCTAGCCCTGATGAATCGTGCTGGTTACGACTTGGTTAAAGAATATGATTGGCAAGCCTTACAGTTGGAGTATCGGTTTTACACCGATGCCGTAACCTTTGTAGGGGATACAGTTAGCGACCAAAGTTATAACATTATTGTTACTGGTAACGCTACAGCCCTAAATAGCAACTATTCCATTACTGGCACAGGCATTAACCAAGATACCTATGTGTCAAGCGTAACTTACAACTCAGGCACAAACTTATCGACTATTGTTATGAGCCAGTTGGCTAGTGGCACATATACTGGCGTGACTTTTACCTTTTCACAGACTAAGTACCCATTGCCCCCTGATTTTGAAACCATTACGGACAATACGCATTGGGACAAGACGAAACATTGGCAAATGTTAGGCCCTGAAGATGCACAACAATGGCAATGGCTAAAGTCGGGTTATATCTCGACAGGCCCACGCATTAGGTGGCGTATTCTAGGCGATAAGTTCCAAATTTGGCCACCATATAACACACAAGAGTATTTAGGTTTTGAATACCGCTCAAAAGGTTGGGCTAGAAGTGCTACCGACCAAGTAAAGAATAGCTTTACGGCTGATACGGACACGACCATATTTGACGATACAGTATTGGTTTTAAGCACAAAACTTAAATATTTCCAAATCAAGGGATTTGATACTACTGCATTGCAACAAGACTATTTCCGCTATCTGAATGTCGCTAAAGCCAACGATAAAGGCTCTGCTAACCTGTCGTTTGCACCATACCCAACGAAGGTGCTTATCGGTTACGCTAACATTCCTGATACTGGCTACGGAACTTAAACATGGCTGTAGCTCAACAAAGACGGGCAGTTACAGCTTCCTTACCATCCCCCATTGGGGGTTGGAACGCTAGGGATTCTTTGGCAGAAATGAACCCTTTAGATGCGGTTCAGATGGTTAACTTTTTCCCTACGCCTACGGATGTGACCCTAAGAAAAGGCTATTCAAAGTATTCAACAGGCATTACTGGGGCGGTTTTATCCCTAATGAATTACAGTAGCCCAACAGGTAGCAAGCTGTTCGCATCTACTTCTACGATTATTTACGATGCAAGCACCTCTACGGCTACCCAAAGCCTGACAGGTAACACCGATGGTAAGTGGATTCATTCCATGATTACAACGGCTGGTGGCTCGTTTATGCCTGCTGTCAACGGGGTTGACCCGATGGTCGTTTATGATGGTACAAGATGGTCAAGAAGTGCCACAACAAATACCGCACAGACTATTTCTACGATTACAAGGGGTGGCACAGGCAATTTAACTGCTACCCTAACGACTGCAAGCCCCCACAATCTTGTTACAGGTAACACCATAACAGTCGCAGGGGCTATTCCTGCCGAATTTAATGGAACTTATCGCATTACTGTAACGGGTGCATCGACCCTCACCTATACGATGGCGGTTGCCCCAAGCGGTAATGCGAGCACAGTAGGCACTTATACGATTAATTACTTTATTACAGGGCTAAATTCTACTAATTTTGCCTATGTAAACCTGTTTAAAGAGCGTCTTTACTTTGTACAAAAGAATAGTTTGAGCTTTTGGTACTTGCCTGTTGACAGTATTAACGGGGCAGTAAGCGAATTCCCTCTTGGTGGCATCTTTAAAAAGGGTGGCTACCTACAAGCGATGGGAACTTGGACTATTGACGCTGGTTACGGGGTCGATGACCTAGCCGTATTCGTCACAAGTAACGGAGAAGTCGCTGTTTATAAGGGTTCTGACCCATCTGACCCTACGGATTGGTCTTTGGTAGGTATTTGGAACATCGGACAGACTTTTGCCCGTAAATGCGTGTTCAAGTTTGGTGGTGACATCCTACTTTTGACCGAAGATGGTCTTGTACCCCTATCGGCAGGCTTGCAATCGACCCGTTTAGACCCACGAGTTAACATTACTGACAAGATTTTCTACGCTATTAGCCAAGCGGCTGATGTTTATGCTAATAACTATGGTTGGCAGATGAATTACTTTGCCAAACACAATATGCTAATTCTTAATATCCCCGTAACAGGGGGTTCTGAACAGTATGTAATGCACAATATTACAAAATCATGGGGAAGATTTACCAATTTGAACGCAAACTGTTGGGAATCTAGCGGTGACGATATGTATTTTGGTGGAACTGGCTTTGTAGGCAAGTTTTACGACACTTTTGCCGATGCAGGTACGAATATTAAAGGCTTTGTACAGCAAGCCTACTCGTATTTCGAGTCTAGGGGGCAACAAAAACGCTTCACTATGGTACGCCCTATCCTACAGACCGATAACGGCTTACCGACTGTTTTATGCGGTCTAAGCACCGATTTTGATACTGTAGAACTTACTAGTCAAATATCCTTTAACCCCGCCATCTTACAAACTGGTGAATGGGACTTAGATACATGGGATAACGCCAACTGGGGCGGTGGTTTAGTGGTTACAAAAACATGGCAAGGCGTGACAGGAATAGGATATGCAGGCTCAATTAGCCTGAATGTGGCATCGCAAGGAATTGAGTTTCATTGGGCATCAACCGACTTTGTAATGGAGCGTGGCGGGGTACTGTGAGGACTGTTACTACTGAAAATCAACGCTATTTGGGGGAATGGCTAGTCAGAATCCTCAATTTTCCCTTTCCCGAAACCACCCAATGTATTGGGCAGTTAAAAGACGGCAATTTGGTAGCGGTGGCAGGATATACCAACTTTATGCCAAAGGCTTGTGAGATTCATATTGGTAGCGTTGGTGAGAACTGGGCTAGTAAAGATTTTATATGGGCGGTATTTGATTACCCCTTTAATAAACTAGGAGTTAGCGTTATACTAGGGCAAATCTGTGCTGATAACACAGATGCCCTAAAGTTAAACCGACATTTGGGCTTTAAGGTTGTAGCTGAAATACCTGATGCCCACATGAGTGGTGATTTGGTAATTATGGCTATGAGAAAAGAGGAGTGTCGGTTTCTTAACATCCGATGCTCTTTAAACAAGGGAGAATAGTATGGGTGGTGGTGGATTTTTAGGATTAGGGCCTGCTCCAAGTGCCCCTGCTGCTCCTGATTACAGGGCTGCTGCACAAGAAACGGCTGCTGGTAACTTAGAAGCGGCTCGTCAAGCAACTGCCGCTAACCGAGTTAATCAAGTAACCCCTTATGGTAATCTTAGCTACGCTATTACTGGTGCTGACCCTTATGGCAATCCTACTTGGACTGCTACTCAGACTTTAAGCCCCGCCCAACAACAACTTTTAGACTATCAAAACCAAACAAGCATTGGTTTGGGTAAATTAGCAGGCAAAGGATTGGGTTATGTCGAGAATATGCTTGAAACCCCGTTTGATACAAGCAAATTACCAAGCACAGGGTTTAATCCTAGTCAGACATACCAAGAAGCCTATATGCAACGGCTTGCCCCACAGATTCAACAAGGGCGTGAGCAATTACAGCAAAGATTAGCAAATCAAGGCATTGACATTGGCTCTACAGCGTATGACCGAGCCATGATGCAACAAGCCCAGCGTGAGAATGACTTATTAGCTGCCGCCACAACTCAAGGTTTTGGCGTTGGTCAACAAGCCCGTCAGACTGCTTTACAAGAGCAAGCTTACCTTAGAAATGAGCCTTTAAATACCCTTTCTGCTGTTCGTACAGGTGCACAGGTACAAGGCCCACAATTTGTTAATTCTGCTCAACAAGCTACGACTGCTGGCCCTGACATATTAGGTGCTGCAAATATGCAATATAACGCTGCAATGGGTGACTTTAACGCCAAACAAGCCGCCCAAGCTAACCTTAATCAAGGTTTATTTAGTTTAGGCGGTGCAGCATTAATGTCTGACATTCGTGCAAAAGAAAATATTAAAGCAATCGGTGTAATGGATAATGGTTTGACCTTGTATAGCTTTGAATACAAAGATGAGGTCAAATCGCACCCATTAGCAGGTGATGGTATCCATGTTGGTGTGATGGCACAAGAAGTAGAGCAAGTATTCCCATACGCAGTTAAAACCCTAGATGACGGCTATAAAGTCGTAGATTACGGACTATTACCATGAATATGTACAACCCTTACATTCAGCAAATGCCTCAAACCCAAGACTTAGGTGGGTTAGCTCCGTATTATCAAAACATAGCAAATCAACAAGCCAATCAAAATATGGCTATGCAACAAGCTCAAGGGTTAACACAAGATGCAGGGCGTACAGTACAAGGTGGTATGAACCCAATGGCTATGGCAATGATGTTACGAAAAGGTCAAAAATCTGACCCTTACGCTAATGCACAAGAAGCTATGAAAAAATATGGTGCAGAAAATGTTTATGGATTTGGTGGTCAAGGTACTGTGCCTACCCAAATTACAGGGCAAGACCAGTACGAGCCTATAAAAAATATGCCATCCGTAGGTGCTTATGGTCAACTTATTCCAAGCAATTAAGGACTAAACATGGCTCAACCACAAACAATCAATTTAGGCGGTATCAATTTACCACCTGAAATCCTACAGCAACAACAGGCGTTAAACCGCCAACAACAGATGGCTCAGTTGCTAATGCAACAAGGTCAATCTATGCCGTCAGGTCAAATGGTAAGTGGGCGTTATGTTGCACCTAGTTTCTTTCAGTACGCAGCACCTTTATTCCAAACCTATGCAGGTACAAAACTTGCCGAAAAAGGCGATAAAGCTAGTGCTGATTTAGCTAAAGCATTGCGTCAACAGTATGCTAACGAAGCCCAACAATATCAAACTTTGTTGCGTGGGGGTGAAGTTTTAGCTCCTGAACAAGCAGGCCCATTTGTAGATGAAAGTGGCAAAGCAGTACCAGCACCTAAACAAATGATAATTGTTGGTGCAGACCCACAAGCAGCATACCTATTTGGTTCTACTGCTTACAACCCTGCGTTACAAGCAGTTGCATTGAAAAAATTGACCGAAGGGCCTAAATGGGAAAAAGCATCGTTTACTGATGAAAAAACAGGGCGTGTGCGTGAAGGTGTTATTGATGTTAATGCTACCAATCCAATAGCTACATTCCAAGTTGGCGGTGTTAAGCCTGAAATGACTGCTTACGAAAGAGCAAACATTCGGATTAAAACAGCAGAATTGTCTGACAAAGGTATTGGCGTTAATTTGGGCGGTGGTCAAGTAAATATGCCACAAGGCGGTACAATGCCAGTTCAAGGCGGTATGCCACAAGGCGGTGGTCAAGTAGGTCAAACTACTTTACCTGTTTCGAGTGCAGATGCTAAATTTACACCAGCAACATTGCCAAAATATGAGTATGACCCATCAATGTCACCCGCAGACAATAGGGCTGCACAAGTTGAATTTAACAAAAAATTAAGAACTAATATTAGCAATGCTAAAGATTCGTTTGGTATTTTAGGTTCTGCTGCTGATGTTTTAAGTTCAAATCGCCCAAGTTCAGGATTTATATCAAATCTTGCCACTACTACTGGCGAAGCATTTGGATATGGTGGTGAAGCATCACAAGCAGACGCAACCCTAAAAATATTAGGTGAGCGACTGACCGCACAAGTACCACGCTTTGAAGGCCCACAATCCGACAAAGACACAGCATCATACAGAACAGCAGCAGGTGATTTAGGAAATGCTAATAAACCAATCGCTACAAGAATTGCAGCCGTTAAAACAATGATTGAACTTAATAAGAAATATTATCCTAATGGTGATTGGGATAGCATTGATATTGGTGGCCCTGTAAATAGAAGATATAACCCTTATTTGCCAACAGTAGCTCAAGATATTGGTAGAGCGGTAACTGGAGAAAAATCAAGTTACAGCCCACAAGAGTTTAGAAAAACTTTAAACCCACAAGACCAAGCAGCATTTGATTTTGTAAGAAGAAATCCTAACCACAAAGATACCCCTGCAATTAAAAAAGTATTGGGAATTGAATAATGGCTTTTGACTCTCAAAAATATCTTGCAACTAAAGCATCAAGCACATCTGCTACACCTGTAGCTAAAGGGTTTGATTCTCAACTTTATTTGCAAAATGTTGGTGGAAACATCATTAGTGGTGATGTGCCTACTGTCGCTGGTCAAGTACCAAATCCACCCGTAATAGAGCCAAAAGTCACAATGATGGATAGGGTAAAAGCCCTTTATGAAGTGCCTGCAACTATGGTTACTGGGGCTGTTGCACCATTTTTAGGTGTTGGTGCAGGTGCTATAGAAAACATACGACAAGGCACTAGCAAGCGTGTTGATAGCCCTGAATTTGCACAGCGTTTTCAATATCAACCCACAAGCCCTGTAAGCCAAGATATATTGCAAAGCATTGGTAGTGCATTTGAAGCGTCTAAATTGCCACCAGTATTGCCTACGGGCATGATTCCTAGTTATGCTCGTATGGCTCAAGGAACTCCCCCACAAGTTCGCCAAATGGGTCAAACTGTGCAAGAAACAGTTCCAAGAATGGCTCAAGCATTACGCAAAGAGCCACAACCCACAATGTCGGGTGTAGGTGCTGCCGTAGCCCCTGAAGCAGTTACTAGAAGCCAAATGGCACAACAATTAAGAGTGCCTATTCAATTATCTAAGGGCGAAGCAACTAAAGATTTTGGGCAACAAGCATTTGAAATTGAAACTGCCAAGAATTATCCTGAAACCATTGGAAAACCATTATTGGAAGCTAAAGCTGGCAGAAATGCAGCTATTTTGCAAAACTTTGATGCTTATGTTGATGCCACAAACAAAGAGTTCTTTAATTTAAGAAAAGTTGGTAAGGTTGTAGATGAAGCATTGCAAAAAAGCTACGACAAAGATGCTGATTTGGTTAATAAAGCATACAAAAAAGCAAGAGAAGAAGGTGCAATGCAAGAGCCTATTGATTATTCACCATTAAAAGCTCACATAGATAAGCAAGCACCTACAGTCAAAGCAAAATTATCCCCAATACTTAATGTGGTAGATGAAGAAATTGCTAGAAACGACCCATCTAATTTAGGTGTTATGCCAATCAATGCTTTGGAAGATATTTATAAAGTTATTAATGAAAATTATGACTTTAATTCTCCAAAACATTTTATTGAAATGAAAAACATTATCAATCAGATTACCGCAAACAAAGGTGGTGAAGCCTATAAAACTGCTAAAAAATTAAGAACAGAATTAGCAAACAAATACGAAAATTCTAGTTATGTTGACAAATTGCTAAGTACCAAAAAAGGTTATAGAAAAGATAGAATGATTGCTTTTGAGGATGTATTTAAGCATAGCATTTTAGATGGTTCGTTAGATGATGTTCGTGCTATTGGTTATGTATTGAAAAAATCAGGCAAAGAAGGGCTTGACGCTTTCAATGAGTTAAAAGGTCAAACAATACAATACATTAAAGACGAAGTAACGAAATCAACCAAAAACGATATATTGGGCAATCCAGTTGTTTCGCCTGCTCGGTTTAAAGCAATCGTTACAGAGCTAGACCAAGACGGCAAACTTGACTACTTATTTGGTAAAAAAGGTGCTCAAGAGATTCGCAATCTGTTAGAAACAACCTTAAACATTAATACTACAGTAGAAGGTGCTGCAAACTACTCCAATAGTAGTAGTGCAATTATTCGTGGTTTAGACGCACTAGGTAAGTTCCCAATTCCTAAAGTTTTAGGTGCAAAAACTGCCGCAGAAATGATAAAAAATAGAGAATTAAAGAAGCAAGTTCAAGAATCCATTAATTATTCGCCTAGTAAAATGGCTGAAGAATTGAAAAAAGGAAGCAAAAATGAGTAGAAACGGGTCAGGCACATATTCCCTACCTGCGGGTAATCCCGTAGTAACTGGCACAACTATATCTAGTTCATGGGCTAACAACACCATGAATGACTTGGCGGCCGCTTTAACTGACTCGGTTGCCGCAGATGGTCAAACCCCAATGACGGGTAACTTAGACCTAAACACACATAAGATTGTTGGATTGGTTGCTGGAACAGCGTCAGGTGAAGCGGTAGAGTTTGCTCAATTTAAGACACCTACCTTTACAGGTAATGTCACCATGTCATCTACTGGGTTTGCCTTAATTCCCGCAGGAACTACCGCAGAACGCCCCGTAAGCCCCGCAAATGGTCAGATTCGTTATAACACCACAACTGCTCAATTTGAAGGCTATCAAGGCGGTGCATGGGGTCAATTAGGCGGTGGTGCTACGGGTGCAGGTGGGGATGAGGTATTCGTGGAGAACTCAAGAGTCGTAACTACAAACTATACAATTCCTGTAGGCAAATCAGCCGAAAGTGTTGGGCCTATCACGATTAATGCAGGTATTACTGTGACAGTAAGTTCAGGCGAAAGATGGGTGGTATTGTAAGATGAAAACCACTAAAATATACAAATGACTTCTGTTTATTGGATAGCCCACAAAGACCATACTGACATATTCAGTCAGGGGTATGTTGGCGTGTCTAATAATGTTGACTATCGTTGGAATACGCACAAAAGCCTGAAAACTAATGTGCATCTTAAAAATGCCATTAATAAATACGGCTGGGACAATTTGGTTAAAAAGGTCGTGTTGATTGGTGAAGAAGATTACTGTTTAGAGATTGAAGCAAAGCTACGCTCTGAAGATAGAATTGGCTGGAACTTGGTCAAAGGCGGTGGAAAGCCACCATCTGCATTAGGCAAAAAATTTGGTGCAAAAACACCCGAAACTAAAGCCAAAATAAGTTTGGCTAAAAAAGGGTTTAGGCACAAACCTGAAGTGCAAGCAAAAATTAACATTGTTCTTAATGAAGCTGGCAAAAAAACTAGGTTTCAAAAAGGATGTGTCAGTCTTTTTAAAGGAAAAAAACAATTACCTCATGTAATTGAAGCGGTTCGTAAAGCACATCTTGGTAGAGTACATTCTGCTGAAGAAAAAGCAAAACGAGCCAAAAGTAGAATTGGTTATGTAGTAACCGCAGAAACACGCAAAAAAATTAGTGAAACAAATAAAAATGCTCCTAAAGTAAAATGTGAGCATTGTGATAAAACTGGATATATTGGCCCAATGAAAAGGTGGCATATGGATAATTGCAAGTTTAAGGAGATTCAATAATGTCAATCGTTCTTCAAGGAAGTACGAGCGGTTCAGTTACACTACAAGAACCAGCCGTTGCTGGTACTACTGTATTAACCTTACCAGCCGTATCAGGAACAGTCATTACTACAGGCACTACTGGTCAAGTTATTGATAGTGGTGCTTTACCAATAGGTAGTGTATTGCAAGTGGTTAACGCAACAACTTCAACACCAGTTTCAAGTTCTTCAAGCACATATGCTGATACTGGATTAACTGCTTCTATTACTCCTTTATATTCAACAAGCAAAATTCTAATTACTGCAACATTAAGTGGATGCGGTAAAGCTGGTTCAAACACACAAATGAATGCTGGATTGCAAAGAGGTGCAACAGTATTAAAATATTTTGAAGCATCTGCTGGATATACTGGCTCATCTGCGGCTTTATATTGGGGTACATCTAGCGTTACTTATTTAGATTCTCCAGCAACCACAAGTTCAACAACATATAAGTTAACTTTTAAATCGTATTCAAATACTGGCACAATTTATTTGCAAGATGCTGGTGGTGTAGATGGTTCAACATCTATGATTACTCTTATGGAGATTGCCGCATGAGAACGCATGACGCTATTTTTGCTCTAAACCAACAAGTAAAAGTCATTCGTGGCGATGTTGCTTACGATGCAGACGGCAACAAAGTCGCATACGATAAAGTCGCAGTACAGGCTTATGTAGATGCTCATGCTTATATTGCTAAAAGAGCCGCAGAATACCCACCCATCACAGATTACATTGATGGTGTAGTAAAGGGTGACCAAGCACAGATTGATAAATACATTGCTGACTGCTTGGCGGTCAAGGCTAAGTATAAAAAGGGAGCATAACAATGGCTGTCACACTAAATGCAAGTACATCCACAGGGTTGGTTCAGAGTGCTGATACAAGTGGAAGTATTGAAATACAAAGTAATGGAACTACCAAAGCAACTGTTAGCTCTAGCGGTTTAGCGATTGGTCAATATAACCCATCTACATCGCTTATTACCAGCGGAACTGCTGTAGCTTCTACAAGCGGCACAAGTATTACTTTTACTGGAATCCCTAGTTGGGCAAAACGCATTACGCTAATGTTTGACAATATCAGCACTAATGGCGGTTCATCTGCGGTATTTTTGGTGCAAATTGGAAATACTACATTTACAACTTCGGGCTATACGGGTTCTTGGTGTTATACAGGAATAGCTACTGGCGGTGCTTCATCAACTGTCGGCTTTCCAATGATGGCACAAAATACGGCTGATATTCATAGCGGTCAAGCCACAATAAATTTGCTGTCAAGCTCGTCTTTTAAATACACATTTTCTTCTACCCTTGCAAGAACAGATGGAATTGTATGTTTTGGCGGTTCTGCCGTTACATTAGGTGCTTTGTTAGACAGGGTTCGTGT